TATTGCCATATCTCAATCTCTTATAGCAGGTGTTCCTGTTGTTACTGAATGGCGTCATACCGCCGAGCTGGGAGCAGAATGGGCGTATTTACCATCAACAATAGAGGAAATGAGCCAAGAAGAAAGAATGACTGTGGCTCAAAATCAAAAAGATTTTTACAGAGAGGCAGTGCCTTCATACACCGACTCTTTGGAAAAAACAACGAGAGCTCTGAACAACCAGAGCCAGTTGTTGTTAGTCTAGGCAAGACTGTACGAAAGGACAGCGAGATGGCCAAAGTAGATATGCCGTGGGTCAAAGAACAGTTGACCAACAACAAAACTAAAAGAGTTGTTGGTGATCATGTTATTGCCCTACTAGAAAAGTGGGAAGAACTAAAGAATACAGATCCAGACCCGCAAAAGAACGAAGCAAACCTAAGTCAGATTGTTGAGCTATTCGGCAAACTAGCTTTAGGTCATGCAATTATTGTAGAAAACAAAAATGAACGCTGGGTACCAGCTCAGTCAGGTCAAATCGTTGTTGCCGATGAAGTCAGAGTTAAATGGAACGCATTTGATGGCGATATGGGTAAATTGCATAATGGACGCCGTGGAAAAGTAGTAAGTATTCGATACGGTGACATTATTGTTAAAACAACAGACGGAAAAGAACCTGTCTTAGACGGGTTTCATTACACACCACAGCAGCTAGAGAAACGAGTTCCATAGTGAACTCAGCTACTTTTAAGTTTAGAGTTGATGGTAGTGACTATCAAAATATTCAAGATAAGGCTAAAAAAGAATTATCTGGATTTATTGATATTGAAACAGAAGAACTTGGTAAGTATGTTTCTTATGAGCTAGAGATAGAGCCTAGCTTAAAAATACCTAGTACTTATTCATATACTGCTCTAGTGACTGCGAGGTTAAAGAATGTCTGAACAAGCAAATAATAATGTTCCCCCTATTAATGATTATGCTAAACAGACCTCCGATACTCCGCACCGTGTAGAAGCCTTGCGAGAGGCTGCTCGAATCACTACGCAGGATAGAAACGCTAATTATGGCGGACCAGAAGAAAACTTTACAAGAACTGCAAAGATCTGGTCCGTTATTCTTGGCACAGAAATAACTAATGAGCAGGTAGCAATGATGATGGTTGGGCTTAAGATGGCACGCTTTGCCCACGGATCTGGCTTCCAACCTGATACATGGATCGATATTGCTGGATACGCAGGATGTGGTTATGAAGTAGGAAAGATAGCGTCAGAACAAATTAGCTAGTTTCTTGGAGGGGAACATGTCGGAACTTGTACCACCTTGGAAATATGAACAACCGCTCTGCGCTGAGATAGGCGCAGAGCTGTTTTATATTGAAGATAAAGATGAAGTAGTTGTTGGTCAAAGACTTAATGCTTATGTTGAAGCTAAAAAGATATGTTCTTCTTGTGCACATCTAAAAGAGTGTGGAGACTGGGCTGTGCAAAATGAAAAGCACGGTTTTTGGGGAGGATATTCTCCAGAAGAAAGAAAACAAATAAGAGGTAAATTAAATATAATACTTACAGAAGATATGACGTTTGCTTTACAAGAGTAGACTATTGTCATGGCTGCTGAACCAGTAATTAGTCCTGTTCCAATTTGTGAAGCATGTTGGATGGAAAACCATGCTCGGTGGGAGCCAGAAAGTATGGACACCACAGGGCGAATAATAATGCGTCTAAAAGGCGTAGATGTTCCTAATAAAGTAAACAATGGAGCTGTTGAGGTATGCGCTATGTGCGGGGCAGTGACCATAGCTGGAATATTTGAAATGAAACTCACTAGTGAAATGTATTTTTTGGACCAGCGAAGTCCAGATTTTGAGCTTAATATTAACCCTGAAGATGATCAAATATAAGGTAGGTATATGAAAAGCGACAGACCGGGAGACTTTCTTTGGGAAGAGTGGGAAGGATCTGGTTACGACCCACAGGTGGATTGCTCAGTTATTTATTACACCTTTGAGCATATTGATCTAGAGAATGACTTGGTTAGGAGAGCTTTAGCTTCCGCTTTACAAAGAGATGGAGTAGCGATTTCTCTTGGAGATGGATTTAATTTAATTGACAAGTGCTCTCCAAATTATGGGTGGACTGGAATAATAGAAGATGAAGAAGATTATGTAGTCTGCAATGAGTTAGGTGAGACAGAGTATGGAGATTTAGTTGATTCTATCTTTCCTGCAACTTGGATAGAAATATAATTTAAGATAATCGTGTCATAACCGATATTTTTATAATTTATAGTCTACTATAGTTATGTGTGGAATCCAGCAGAGAATCTTAATTGGCAGTCAGAAGCTACTTGCGCCAAGCCTTCTAATAGATACGCTTTAGACTGGTTTTTTTCTAAAGACTTTAAAGAAAAATATGCGGCTAAAAACATGTGCTTTACCTGTCCTGTGCGCTCAGAATGTCTTCAGTGGGCTCTAGAGCACCGTCAAATCTGGGGTATCTGGGGCGGTAGAGATGAAGTTGATATTCGTAGAGCTCTGTCAGTGTCCTACAACGGTGAAGAGACAAGACGTCGTAGATTTCCTAATTGTCCGTACTGCACAGCTAGACCTTCAAAACTAGAAACTTCTATTGAGCAACTTCCTAATGGAGGACGATGGACAACAGCAAAAGTTGTTACATGTACAGAGTGTGGTTTTGCTTGGAGAAGTCGTACTAGTGCAAATGCAGTTGAAGCTTACAAAGCAGATCGTGTAGAAAAGACTAGTAAAAAAACTAAATCTAAAAAATCTTCCTTGTCCAAACCTGCAAGCCCTGCTCAAGAACAGTAACTTTATTTGCATAAGAAATCAAAAATGCATCAACTCCAGTTTTAGGCTGATCCATTTTAGGCAGAGAAGCTCCCCACATATAATCATCAAAGGCAAGTATTCCTCCGTTGTTTAGGCAGGAATATCCGTCTAATCCATCTCTAAGAGCCCAAATTGCATGATGATCTGCATCTACATAAACAAACTCATACTTTTTGTCGTTTAATTTAAAAAATTCTTTAGTTGTCATTTTCTTTTTTATTAGCTGACCTGAGTCAAGAAAAGGTCGTAGTTTTTGATTGTAGGTGTCTTCTACACTTTTCCAGTCCATATCCATATGCTCTTCTTCTTCAGAGCCTTCCCAAGTATCTACATCTGTCAAAGTTGATTCTGGGTGGGTAAGAACGTTGTCAAAAAGCCAAGCAGAAGCGTCTCCTGTATATGCTCCTAGCTGAAGAAAATCTACCTTTACATCTTTATACTTAGGTAGAAATTTAGAAAAGTTGTGAATTGCTCCACCCTCGATAAACCAATTAGGGTATGTCATGCTTTTTGCTCGCAGAACGCTAAATTATTAGCAAGTCGTTCCTTGTGTTCTGGAGTGGCAATATCTAAGGCGTTTTTAGCATGAATAACTGCATCTTGATATTTACCTAAATTGTAAGCAGCAATGGCTGCCATATCGTGTGGTGTATGACCCCAAGCCTCTGCCTCGCAGAGATACTCCATAGGCTTAACAGTAATTGCTAAAGCTTGCATTGCTATGTCATAGCACTCTTCCCACTTACCGACTGAGTAGTAGTGTTGAGCAAGATCAACATATGCTTCTCTGCGTTCTGGAGCTTCCTTTATTGCCATGGTAAACCACAGCTCTGCATCTTCTTTAGATATCTTTCCAATAAAACGCATCGATGCTGAACGCTCTGGTGCCCATCTTGCTGTGTGTAGTTGTAGGTGACGTTTAAATTCTTCTTTTGCCTCGTCAAATCTGTTGTAGAAATATAGCTCTCTTGCATAGTAGAAAGCATTTCTATCATCGTATGGATCTTCTTCTACAGAGATTTTTAGTAAATCTAAATATTGTCCTCTTGACTTTGTATTATCTGCGTGGTGCTCCATAGTTGCTTGAGTCCAGTACTGAACCTCTTGCATGCGGTCAGGAACTAAAACTTCGTGTACTGGATGCTTCCAACGGTATCCGTGACGAGCATGGATTTTATCTCCACCGAAGGTAAGTCCGGGAGTTCCGTCTTCATTCCAATTCCAAGTGTAGTTATATCTAGGGCGAGTTGCTCCCGAGTCAAAAGCTTTTTGAAGCTCTGCTTTCCATCCCGGCAACATAATCTCGTCCATATCTAGAGGGATGCAGTAGTCAATATCAGCTGGAAGTAAACCTAAAGAAACGTTTCTTGCCTGATCAAAGCGCCAAGGTCTTACGCAGATAGATACAACATTAATCCCTAAAGCAAGAGCCTTCTCAACAGTTTTATCTGTTGACCCTGTGTCGGCTATGAGTAGGTAGTCTGCTTCATCTTTTACAGAGTTGTACCAAGTCTCAACAAACTTTTCTTCATTAAGTGCTATCGTGTAAACTGCTACTTTCATTTTGTTTCCTCTTCTATCCCATCTTTATAAAGAAGAACTGAATGTTTAAACTCTACATCTCTTTTACTGACATATCCACCATCTTTTTCTAGTTTTGCATCAGCAATTTCTTTACTAGGAGCTAAGATTTGAATAAGCATAGTTACTTCATATGTATAACAAGAAGTATCTTTATACATATCCTTTAAGTCTACAAATTCTGTATTCTTTGTCATTATTAGTCCTTATCTATTTTTAAGTTACTTCAGTAAGAAGTGGCCTCACTAAACTAGTGTTTGCAGAGTTAACTGTATCCTATCTCTATAAAAAATGCTAGATGCCTCGGCAGCTCTAAACAAGTCATTTTTATCTTTTCGTTATAATACTACTACTTACTTTATTAGAGCTGCTAGACTACCAGACTACGGCAGAGTTGGTGTGGATTCTTCCGCTTCTGGGTTTAGATAGCGTTGATAGTCAGAGTTCGCTTCATCTTTTGGAATATAAGTAACTGACCCATCTTCATTATCGCGCATAATAACAATATCACCCATTGCCATTGTAATTTCTGTATATTTCATTTTATAACTCCGCACTTAGAATAACTGATGCTGATGCATTGTATGACCTTAATTGTCCTGAGTGTCCTGTTGTTCCCGAAACATTGCCAGTAATTTCAAAGTTAGCGGCATTTAATCCTGCACCACCAACACTTGCGTTATCGCCTGTATCTTGCGTGTTGTTTGCGTAGATTACCCAGTAATTAGTTCCATTTACAATAGTTGCAGATGGCGTAGTTCTCATAGTTACTGGAAACACAACAGTGCTTACGAAAGTTGTGGAGTTGTAATAACCTCCTTGAGAAATTGTTCTATCAGTTGCGCCTGAAGTTACTGACCAGCAGTACCTCTGACAAGCGGCTAATTCTCCTTGGATGTTTCCGTTTCCACCTATACGACTAAAAGAAGTGGCTACGTTTCCAAGTTCTAACTGTACGCCAGTAATATCATAGTAATCTGCTGCACCTGCTGTACCTGTAGGAACCTCTGCAACATAAGCCGCAATTTCAGTTGCACTTGATGAAATTGTGCCAGTAAAACTAAAACGCTGCCACGATGTTGTAAGTGTTGCAGTAGTGTTTATTGCAAATGCAGCGCCTGTAAAACTTTCATATCTCTGGTCTGTTCCTGTTCCAGTATAAACTACGGCAGTTAACACACTACTTGTTGCAGAATAGTTTGCTCCTTTTCTAGCCCAAAAAGAATAAGTAACTGTCTGTCCTGCTAACGGTAATGAGTTTGCTGTTTCAATGTTTTGAACAAGTGTCATACCGTCCGTAGCCGTTGCGCCGCTATTACGCTGATATCTTAAAAAGTATCTAAACCCAGTAAGGTCGCTTGCTTGGCGGCTAATTGTTGCACTTGGATTATTCCAGCCAACCCACCTATCTGCATTGTAAGAATTAGAACTCATTGCACCTGTAAAAGATGTTCCGCGTTGCCAAATATCCATACCGCCGTTAATTAAATAATTCTTACCAGCAGCCTGTGAGCCTTGATAGCGCAAGCCTGTTGAAGTGGAACTATCTGCTACAAGTGTTTCACCGTTTGCTCCTACTGCAAGGCGATCAACAGTTGTTGAATAGCTAGCAAGATCACCCTTTGTAGTTAAAGCTGAAGGACCTGTAGGGCCTGTAGGTCCTGTGACTGTGCTAGCAGCACCAGTAGCACCAGTAGCACCCGTCGCACCAGTTGCACCAGTAGGACCTGTAACAGTCGATGCCGCACCCGTTGGTCCTGTAGCTCCTGTAGGACCAGTTACAGTACTCGCAGCACCAGTCGGTCCAGTAGGACCAAGTATTGATGATGCAGGTCCAGTAGGGCCTGTAGCACCTGTCGGACCTGTCGGTCCACCTGAAGGTCCAGTAGGACCAGGCACTGTGCTTGCCGCACCCGTAGGACCTGTAGGTCCATTAATTCCTGCCGCACCAGTTGGTCCTGTAGGTCCAACAAAAGGTCCAGCATTAATCCAAGCTAAGTTTTGAGCGTCCCAAATATAAAGATTTGGTGAAACTATATACGCTTGACCTTGTGCACCAGTTGGATTATCTGCTTGAAGTAGTTGAAGAGTTGCATACGAACCTAAAATAGAAATTGAAGAACCTGTTGGCCCAGTAATACCTTGCGGACCTGCTGGCCCACTTGGTCCTTGCGGACCTGTTGGTCCACTAGGAGCAATAGTCGCTACAGTATTAAAACCACTTCCCGTATACAGACTAACCGCATTACTAGAGCTATTAACCCATATATCTCCAACTTGAGGAAATCCTGGCTGTGTAGATTGATAAACAATATTTGATCGACCAGTTGATTCGTATGCTGCTGTAGCAGAGAAAGATGCATTAGCAGTGCTTGCTGCTACCCAGATTTTATCCCCAACAGCCATTGCAAATCTAAAGGTCTCAAAGGACTGACCAATGCCAACAACTAAACTATTTACAATATATACATAGTTAGATGGGTTTCCTGGAGACTCTACTGGCTCAACATAAATAGTTGCATTGAGCTCTACAGCTCCTTTATTAGCAACAATTACTGAAGCAACGCATGCTACATCTGCGGTGGCAAGAAGTGTAAATGCATTTGTATATGCAGCAGGAGCGGCAACTCCTAAACGTTTAACTGGCATCTTTGTGTCTCCTTAGATCGCACTCAGTGATTTGTGAGTAATTGTTCCTGACATACCAGCGTGAGACCCACAAATATATCTATAACCGCCAGACGCTGCTGTTACAGGAACATTCCAGTATAGCGTACCGCT